TCGATATACCCCTTTAACGTCTTTCCCCCCGCGAAACTGGCGCTGCCGTCAAGGGTGTGGTGCATTCGCTCCGTCAGCTCTCGCTTTAGCGCCTGCTCATGGAACAGCTTCAACTGGCGGGCGGTGTAGTGCCGCAGATCGCCGAATCGGTGGCCGTGGTCGATGAGGCAGCCGAAGACCTCTCCCCAGGGGGCGGGTTTTGCAGCTGCTGCACCAGCCTGGTGAGCGCCGGGCGAATGGCGTTGCGGGTAAAAAAAGCCGCGTTGACGCCCCACCAGATCAGCAGCAGGCTTTCGCTATCGTCGCCGGTCAGACTGGCGACCCATTCGACGCTACGGCCACAGGAGACCGCTACCGCCTGCAGCACCGCATCCCAGTTCGCCCCGAGTACGTCATACAGCTCATCAATCGACACCTCGGCATCCGGCTTGGCGTTCATCGCATCCATGAACCCTTCGCTGATTGCCTTGAGCGGTTGACGGTGCTGCAACTGCTCGGCCAGCGTGTACTCATGCACCGTGACCTGGACGCCGCAGATAGTCAGCGTCCGGTCAGGTATCAGGATGTTCAGCTCATCCGTCATCAGACGCTCCCGACGTGGATCACGCGCCCATAGCGGCCAAACTGGGCATCATCCGGCCGTTCAGTGTCCAACAGCACGGTCGCGGTGGTTTCCAGCCCTGGCAACGAGGTGTCGGTATTGATGAGGCTCAACGCCGACGCCGGGTCGTATTGCACGCGATACAGCTCAACGACGACGGCCGCGCCGTTCTCTGCCAGGTTGATCCCTTCGTAGCGCAGGAACAATTCATCGGGCGTTTGGGTGAATACCGAGGTGTTAACGCTGCTGGCGTGCGTATAGTTGACGCTAAGCGGCTGCGTGGCCGGCGTGGTCAGGAACTCCAGCGCGCCAAACTTGGCGTCGAGCTTGTAATCCGTCCCCTCGACCAAATCGGCGATCGTCACGGCGCTGACGTTCTGATGGTTCAGCGTGACACGGTCGCCAGCCTGAATGCCTGCCGGCAGCGCTTCGCCGGTGATGGTGCCGGCCGGGACTGCCACTTTCTCGCCGTACAGCAGAATGGCCAGGTTGTCCGGCGAATGCTCATACCAGGTGGCGGTGACCGTGCCATCCTTGCCGGTACTGATGCGGCGCACGGGCGCACGTTGGCCGGTGTAGGACTCTTTGTGGGTGAATGAGTCCGTGGTGAGCGCAATTTGCAGCTCGCCCACATCGCCAATCCAGCGCAGCGATACCGCCTGGCCCTGCGCATTGCGACGGCCGAGGAACACCTTGCCCTGGCCGTAGTAGTAAGTTTCTGCGCTCATTGTTCCTGTTCCTCGGTCGGTGAGTCGGCGGAGCCGGTCTCGGTTTTGGTTTTGCGGTTCACGCCCGCTTTTTTCGCGCCGGCGTGCTCAATCAGCCACTGCGCCGTTGCGTCGTCTACTTCCATCTCAGTGCCGGCAGCAAGCGCCACGCCCTGATGGGTGTGCGGGCCGGTCAGTACAATTCGCCTGGTCATCGATAGCCTCCAATCGCGGCGGGAACCTCCACCTGAAACACCAGGGGGTAATAGCCATAGCCGGACTCGTACTGTGCCGGCAGGCTCTGATTGCTCCTGGCCAGCGGCCGGGTAACCCCTTCGAGCGGTGACCAACCGGTCAGGGCCTCGACGGTTTTCAACATCAGCGGGCCGGCTTCGCTGCTGATATCTGCGCCGAGGCCGCGACCGTCGGCGAAATACACGCAGATCACCACAGTCCAGAGCTGCGTCACGTACTGCAGCCGGCGCTGGCTTCCACCGGTGGCGGCCGTCGAGGTGTTGACGGTATCACCCAGGTACATCACATACGCCATCGGGCATACCGGGTTGTCATCGTTCATCTGAGACAGCCCGGCGACGCCGGTCACCTCGACAAAGTCGGGTATGGCATCACGCAGCCGGCCAATCAGCAGCGGCTCGCAAAAGAGATAGTCGGTTACCACAACCCATCCCTCCGGAACATGTTGCGCCCTGGCACAAACACCACGCTGTCGTCTGGCTCCAGCACCTCGCCGGCGTTGTCCAGCCCCAGCGATAGCCGGCCAGACGCCACTTTTTCGAGCTGGCGGATGCGCTGGTTGTAACGGGTGGTCACCGGTGAATCGTCCCTGGGGTTCTGATACAGGTAATAGCGGGTGATATCGCTGGCGATACGCCGCAGCGTGTCCGGCACGCTGGGGAGCGGCAGCAGGCCGCGCCCCTCCAGGTACATGTTGATTTCGGCGTCCGCATCCGCGATCGCCTTCTCCACCACGGCCGGGTCAATTTGCCCCGTTGCCGGGCGGGCGCGGTCGGAGATGCGGATGATTTCCTGCTCGCCGAAATCGTTCACCAGGTCAGCCTGCGTGCAGTACCCCATGATTACTCCTCAGCCGGAGCAATCCGCTTTATGCGCAAGAACGGATCTGCAGCCAGTGCTTTGAGCTGCTCAGCGCTAAACAGCGAGAAATCGTAGGGTTTTGGCTCGGCGGTGAACTCAACACCGGCACGGAAACGACGGCCACTCGGTGAGCGCACCACCTGGACGGTGAACCAATGGGGTTTTGTGTCCGTACTGACCTCTGGTTTTTTCACCGAAGAGCGGATTAAATCGAGCAGAATATTTTGACCCT